AAAAAACAAACTAATAATAACAAGCTTGCTTGTTCGCGGAGCGATTCGCGGTGCGAATGATTAATCAATGTTTATATTGATTGACTATTTAATTAAAATTGCTTAATTCAATTATTATTAGGTAATACTATTTATAATCTTAATAATTACCTAATTCTCTACCCCCGTTCCTAATGCCCCATTGGATACTGAGTAGACTAGTAAAGCTAGTCTATAATTTTACATTGTAGATTTTGTATTCAAATTGTTCTTGGTCATAAATCTTAATTCGTTCAATGAAATGATTTATGGTATAGTTTTTGGTTTTCTTCCAAATTAGATCATCAGCTATATCATATAAGATAGCATGGGTCTTTTCATCTGATTTTCTTAAGACTCTACCAATAGATTGTAGGTTCCTAATTTTACTTTTAGATGGTGATGCAAAGATGATGTTATGAAGTTTCTTAATGTTAATACCGGTTGATAGAGTACCATAAGAACCAATTATGATAGCATTATCTTCATTCTCTACAATATGTCTAATCTCTTCTCGGTCCTCACCAGATACAGCACCATGAACAAAAAAGACTTTTCTTCCGTTAGCTAACTCAGAAATAGATTCATATAATAGTTTACCGTGCTTTTCTACATACTGAAACAGTAATAAGGTGTTACCTTCTAGTGAACATGCTAGGTTAGTAATGAAGTTATTACGTTTAGTATGGCTTACCAGAAAGTCCATTTCATCCTGGTAGTTTAGCTTTCTAACTAATTTCTTTTCTTCATCTGTATAGTTGAGTACTATTCCTTTAATATCAAATGAAGATAGGTGCTTTTGGTCCATTAGTTCTTTGGTTTTAATCACCTGGTAGACAGTACCAAATAGACCCTGAAGGGTCAGTTTGTTAGTATGTACTTCGTCTAAGGTACCAGTAAAACCAAACCTATACTGACATGACTCTAGTTTAGTCATAATAGATGTTAGAGATTTGGCTTTGAAAAGATGACATTCATCACCTATAACAACATCATATTGAGCAAACCATTTCTTAGGTAGCTTATAGATTGATTGCCATGTTGTCACAGTGACTTGTTTGTTGGTTTTCTTGTCTTGACCTGAAAAGATCTTATGTACATTTGAATCAGAGTCGAAGCCGTAGTCATCAAAGTCTGATGTCATTTGATGTACCAATGAAGTAGTAGGAACAATGATTAGAGTTTTCTTTTGATACCATTTGGTAAGCATATAGATAATGAATGATTTACCAGAAGCTGTAGGTGATACTAATACACCTCGTCTATTCCTAACACCATGTACAAATGCATCTAATTGATAATCACGTGGTTCTAATGTAAAGTTCTGTTGTTTAACCCACTCTTTAGCTTCTAGTAACGAAAGATTATAAGCTGAAATATCATAAAGATATTCGATCTCATAATCTCTAGTTTTAGCAAATTTGTCTAAATGAGCATTAAGACCAGCGTATAATAAGCCAGTCATAGAGTTATACAGTCTTATCTTACCATCCCAACTACCATTTTTATAAGCTGGCATAAATTGATAACCATCAACTTGGAATGTAAAATATTCAACCAATTCTTGAGCCATTCCGGCATCAGAACAATTTACTCTATTATATACCTCATTTTCTTTAACAACAGATAGTTTGTCCATTAATAATCAATACCATTAGTAAACTTTAAGAAATCAATAGCGGATTTGATTTGAAATCCTCTATTATTTATCATCTTTAAAACTGCGTCACAGAAGTCCACTATTTCATATTGATATGCTATTTTTAGAGTGAGTTCAACAATATCCTTATCTTTATCTAAGTAGTATTGAATATCACCCCTTAGGATTTTACCTTTAGGGGGTAATTCCCACCCAAGAGCATCATGTTCCTCGGTAGGACCATCTAGATAAAATTCCCACTTTTCCGCTTTGAGTGTTTTAAGTTCAGACTCGAGTCGTTTGAACTTAAGTCGTTCTGTCATATAGACCTTATACCATTTGTTATGTAGCTTAGGTATATTCAACGACTCTTTAGATAGGTCAGCCTTATTGAATTCACCATCTTTTTCCCATTCTTCAAATAGTTCCATTATGTCCATTTAATATCATCCCTACTTTGATCACATGTTTGATCCTTGACTTGTTCTATTTCTCGTTTAATTGGTTTCATTAGAACAAATCAGGTGCAGAATCACGCACCATTTTCTGTACACTTGCTTCTACTTGATTATAGTACTCATAGAAGTCTTCAAGTTGTTCTTCTTGAACGATAGAAGCCATACGTTGCAAGTCTTTGCTTTCATAGATAGCATTCTCTACATATTCATCATCTGCAATATCCATCTCTCTAAGAGCTACTGCAGCCTCATAGTTAACATTTGCTTTTTCGATGATTTGTTCGGAGAGTTTTGAATAGTCCATGATGTGTTCCTTTATTTCAAACCTTATACTATTCTGATACTACATCTAGTACATAGTAATAAACTGAATCAGGAATATTTTCACGATTTGCTGTGTCCATATCATAAGACCGGTTGTAGGCGGCTTTGAATTCACCCTGTTCAACTAGATCAGCATATTCCTGGAGATTTTTATAGTCATTGTTGACCATTTCCATCATTTCTTCATCATCATGCCACATTTCCTTTGATGCTACATAATCATTTTCAGCATCACGGCGGACCATATTAGCAAGCTGTTTGTTCAGGCTCATTGTGTCAATCATAGTAGGTTGTCCTTTTGTTTAAACCTTATACTATTATAATAACACACTGATTTCAAAAGTAAACAACAAAATGCATATTTTTTAAAAAAAATTATACAGGGGTGAAGTAGTAATTCCTGAACTGGAATGAAACAGTGGATTCAATATACTCTACACTAGTATCTCGTGCATCCATGGATAAATCTGTTAGTGACACGGGAAATAGGTCTGATATGGATATATTGACAATAGGAGTCATAGAACTTGAGAGAATACTTAATGTAGCATCTGATGTTAAGCCTTCACCTGTATAGGATTCGGTATCGGCTAATTCTTTGTGTTGATCAAAATTTTCAAGGAAACCACTCTTACGAATCCAATCATGTATTTCAATATAGTTACCCATATCTTCATTAACCTTAAATGTTACATCCAATGTACCATATTCTGGCTTATCACCCGGAATTGGTATATCTTTAAATGGGGTTGCTTGTACGGGATTACCAATGTTAATACCAGGTAAATTAACAGCCTGAACAAAGAATGATAGTTCAGGTGTCTTTTTGATATTAAATGCAAACCCATGAGGGGATAACATATTTTTATTCATTGTCATATTAGTAACCTCCTATCATATTTATACAAAAAAAGGGAGAGCCCTAAGACTCTCCCCCAATTTGGATAGATTGTATCTATTCTTATTATTCTTTACAGAATATTTGTTACCAATGAACGACGGTAGTATGCATTGGTATCTTCAGCAATAGCACCAGTAATAGCAGCAGGTGTACCCTGTACTGAACGGTGATACGGGTTAGCAATCATGCCATACCGTGTCTTGAAGCCGATACGAGGCTGGAAGGTATCAACTTCAACAGCACGAACCATTTGTAGTGGAACGTATGGGCAATAGAACAAGCCAGCATCATAAGGAGAAGAACCCTTATAACCAACAGTAAGGTAATCACCTGTAGTATAAGGATCAACATAGACCTTATAGCGACCGTTAAGAACACCGGCAAAAGTATTACCTGTGTCATCAACCTGAAGTGAATTACTGTTTAGAGCAGGCGCATAGTCAAGTACACCAGCCATTTGAAGAGCAGCTGCAACATCTGAAGAACAGATGATTAGGTTACCCTTACCACGGCGTGTATCCTTGGCAATCTTGTTGGCTTCGCGTTCAATGTGGAACATAAGACCCTTGAACTTTTCAACAGACCAACGGCCGTTTGCATCAACATCAAGATCAAATACACCAGCAGTTGTTGTATTAACGGAACCACGTACAGCGGAAACATTAATTGTACGAACAACTTCACGGTTGATTTCAGCAAGAACTTCAGCTGTAAGAATGTTAGCTAGTTCTGTTTCTGCTTCAGCACCGTGGATAGCCTTAAGATCTTGAGCCAGTTCCAAGCTGTAGTCAGCTGCTAGAGCACGTGACTTAGCTGTAACTGTAACCTTATCAATGGTGAAGGCCATTTCAGCAATAGCACTATTGGTTTCAGTTGCACTTGTAGCCATACCATCAACATAGTTGTAAGTATTAGACTGAGCAAGTACTGTAGTCTGAGCTGTTGTACCAGGAACTGTACCGATATTTTCGTTACCGATTGTATCAGCACCAGTTTCTGTTGAAGAGAAGCCTGTATCTGCTTCATCATAAAGTGCTTCATTACCAGATTGATTTGTATAACGGGCACGCATGGCAAAGATAAGACCTGTAGGACCAGTCATAGGCTGAACACTACATACGTCATAAGCCATTAGATTAGGCATAGAGCGGCGAAGCAATGAGATTAGAACTGGATCAAAGTTCTGAACACCTGATGTAACGTTAGTAGGTGCTTCAGTAAGCATTGAGCCCTGTTCAACCAGATGCTGCTCGCGTAGAGCTTTCTCTGTGTTTTCTAGGATATGTGCTGTTACAGCACGGCGATGGGCATCATCAATAGAAGGAAGGTCATCATGATTGATAACACCATCCCACTTTTCCATAATTTGTTCGTTTAGGACATTCATTTAACTACTCCTGTTTGTTTAAACCACTAAACTTAAAATCGTTTCATAGTTCTGGAAATTGCATCAACATAAGGTTGTACTTCGGGAGCAACTACCTTTGTTTCTTCTTCATTATCTTCATGCATGATAACAGTTTCTTCATCAATCAGCTTAGCAGATGATGTCACATCTTCATTTACTTTTCCAGTAAAATATTGTTCTTTAATAATTTCGATCTTAGACTTAAATTCATCCAGATCAGTGTATTCTAGACCTTCACACATTGAAGCAAACTTATCAACATCTGTGTCAGTCATACCTTCAGAAACTTCACCAAAAACAACATCTGTGGCACTTTCGGTAATTACCTTTTTAAGTTCCATATTTTCAGATACAGCTTCATTTAGGTCAGATTCCAAAGATTCAATCTTATCGGCCATTTCGTCAACAAGATCAATTTTGTCTTCTGGTACTTCCATATAGCTTTCAGAGAATAGAGTCTTAAGACCAGTGATAAAATCTTCCGCAATATCGGTACGGATATGATTATCAATAGCAATCTTATTTTCTTCAATCCATTCAGCTACAACATAATTAAGATATTCGTCAACTTTTTCATGGAGTTCTTCAACGGCTTCAGTTACTGATTCTTCAACCTTAGCTTCGAATTCTTCTTCAATCCGAGTTGTTTCAATAGCAACTCGATTATTCAAAGCAGCTTCAAAGATTGTAGAAGCCTTACCCTTGAATTCTTCACTTAAGTCTTCAGAAGCAAGCATTTCATCTACATCTTCTTTAACTGAAGAGTGATTAATTGGGCTTGGCTCTGTAGCACCACCTGCAGAAATAGATGCAAGATTCATTGCAGCAGTGCCATCAGGAATGGAACCATCTTCACCACCTACTTGATTCAATGTCTTTTCAAGAAAAGCAGATAGGTCTTGCTTCTTCATACCAGCAGTGGCAGAAATAAGTTTAGACAACATTTCGGATTTTGTTGAACCTGGCTTCAAAGTATTGGCAGCCGCCGTACCTTCATCAAGTTCTTCAACATCTTCAACGACTTCATCAATATTTTGATCTGTGTCAGCCATCAATTTTACTCCTTTTGGAATTTTAATTTTATTTATAATAATTGTGATTTCTAAATACTATTGAGGAATTTCTCAAATAGTGCCAATTTCTTTTGTTCTGTTAGTGCTCTAGCTTTAATAGAACGCTCAACATCTTCTTTAATATCATCTACTTTCTTGGCTACAAGGATGTCATTATCCCATATCCAGTCCACACCTTCATAGATACCATTTACAAATGCATCAGGTGCAGATGGATCAGCTACAATATCTGCCGCAGTCGCCAAATGGAAATCATCTTGAACTTCGTTAATACCTTCTTTATTAACCTTTAAGCTACCCATACCACGAGAAGATACACCTAACTGAGCACCGTCTTCAATAAGGCCTCGGGCAATATTACCCATTGGTGTAGATGAGATCTTAGCTTTACCAATAAAATTATCACCTTGTCTACGCAACTCAACAATTTGGTGTGATACTCGATCGAGATTAATAGTAGGTGAAGAAGGATGTCCTAACTCACCAAAAGCACGCTTTGGATTAACATATTCAGTGACATATCGATCAACTTCTTTACTTAAAACATCACTGTTATATAAGCGACCGTTTCTGTTCTTTATGTTACCTTGAAGAAATACACCTTCAATAAAAAGATTCTTTTTACCGCCAGCTGCTTCTTCTTCAATAACTCTAACTTGATCAATAACTTCTGTGATTAATTTCATTGTTTTTCCTTATGCTAATAAATCATATCCATCATGATCAACATGTGAGCCAGTATCTTTGCAATATTTTTTCCACGCTTTCCTCCCATCATCAGTATTATATAGGTATAATTTATGGTCATTATACCTATCCACTAAGTCCTGAGTTCTTCTATTATTCATAGAATAATGACTTGAACTTCTTAACAAATGATTATCCAATGACTTCTTTGTCTTATATAAAGTCCTTATAATCTTATTGTAATCATTATTTTCTGATATAAATTCTTGAAATTTTTTCATAATAATAATATTTATAAAATTACCTAATTTAGTAGTACGCCACGGAAACTGCTTTGAGATTTAAAGCATCACCATCAGCTTCAATTGTATCATCTTTTGCTTTTATCAAATATACGGTAGATTCATCACTTCCAGCAAAACCTAATGTGAAAGTAGATAATGTATCACCACCATCATTCTTTTGTGTAATTAAGACATTTGTGGCAGCTTCAAAATTAGATAATCTTACGACTTTAGCATTACTAACTGCTGTTGGTGTAGTATTAACAGATTCTTCTAAACTATTTACTTTGAGAAATGATGACATTTAATTGATCTCTTCACTATCGGTTAATTCCCATTCTTCTTCAAATATTTCATAGATTGTATTGAGAATATCATCATATCCTTCTTCAGTTTCTAGCATTTCTTTCAATTCTTCTAGTTCACCTTCTTCAAATTCTTCTTGCATTAAATCAAGAATTTCTTCAACTGTTAGCTCTTCATCTGTTAAAAGTTCTTCGTTAACAGCATCATCTTCACCTGGGTTATAACCGTGATTATCTTTATTACGGTCAATTGTACCTACGTGTTCTAAAGATGGATCAAGAACATTACCTTTAACATTGGCAGGATCATATTCTGCTACTACGTGTTTATCAAGAAAAGCTTGTTCATCACCTGCGCGACTGTTGGGCTCATACTTTTCTACAACACTTTTTAAAAATTTATTCGCCATCTTCCAGGTCCTTTGGGTTATTAAAAATTGTATTTCTAAGATCTGCTTCACGTGCATCTAATGCAGTTTCAACACGACTATTCATAAGCTCATTGAATGCTTTACCAGC